CCTAAGGGCCCTGATGGGGTAGTTGTCTATCCCCGTCTCATGACGCCTCCTCGAAAGGAAGAGACATGGCTATTACCACCAAGCTAACGACATCGTCGAGAACTCAGAAGTTGTATAATTCGACTCCTGAAACCACCTCTACGCGCCAGAACTTTATCTCCGAGTATAAAAGCACGGGGACAAAAGTGGCTGGGAATTTCGTGACGCTTGCGAATGGTAAAAGATTTCGTAAGGCTACATCTTTAGCCCGGTTTACCTCAAAGATTGACAAAGGTTCGCCGCAAGTAACACGCGGAACTCGAACCGATGCTCTCAGAAAGGGACAACTGGGTTATAACGTAGATTCCTCTGGAGGCTACAATGGCGATGATATACATCGTCAGAGTGCCTGTGCCGTTTTGGTTGACGGCACCAGTGTCACTAGTGCTATCGCAGCACCACGTGAACCGGCCAGCCTTCGAAATCGGGCTGTTACAAACGCCATGCTGAAACTCGCCAGTGAAAAGGCGGGAATCGGTGAGGATCTTGCGACATTTCGTCAAACGCTCGGGTTGATTCGTTCCCCCACCAGTGCCCTTGTCACGGGCATTAAAAAGGTGTGGGCGGATCGTAGCCTTCGTAAGTTCGTGTGGGAATGTTCCCGATCGCTAGCGCGAAAAGGGATCCACACGAGGGCTGCGGAGAGCTACCTCGAATACGTTTATGGGTGGAAACCACTCATGCAAGATATATTTGGAGTCATTGAGCTCATGAAGGAACAGGGTAAGTCCCCTCTCCTTCTGCATGCTACCGCGAAAGCGGAACAGCAGGCCGAATTGCCGGGTTTCACGTATGACAACGTGTCCGACAAGTCGTATACCACCCTTGTGGCTGGTACTGAGCATACGCGCGTTTCATGCTCCTTGTGGGCATATGTCGACCCCCAGTGGGTCGGCCTTCGCGCGTTAAATCAACTTGGTCTCCTGAATCCGGCCTCCCTAGCTTGGGAGTTGGTTCCCTGGTCATTTGTCGTCGATTGGATTTTGCCTGTTGGCTCAGTCCTTTCGGCGTTCACGGCCAGAGCCGGATTACAGTTTGTGGACGGTACTATTAGTACTCGGGCATCGGCATCAGCCAACCTCGAGCACTACGGACATGGCTTAGAGACGATCGGGTCATATAACTTTACAACCCGGGCGCCTGCCACGTCTATTTGGTCTTATGATGGCTATTCGCGTTCCACGTTAACTACGTGGCCGCTACCTGGCCTATGGATCAATACTGACCCTCTAGGGCTCGAACATGGTGGGAACGACAGGCCGTTTAAGGCCCTAGCTCTTACCATTATGAGTCTCAAAACCCTTCGATGAACCATACCGCTCGACAACGGGCTTTCATTTCCTATTTAGAAAGGAAACTACTATGTCCGCACGGACGAATCTGGTCATCAATGACCGAGCAGCGACTCCTGTCGCGCATACCTACTCGCCTGATGGAGACGCGGCAAATAATGTCCACGTCTTCAGCGAAAAGACGTCGGTCCCCGCGGGTAATCCACGGTTCACGGCGAGCCTTCGCAAATCTGGCGGTAAGTACAAAGCACAGCTGCGGTTGCAGGTGCCCGTGGTGCAGACTCAGGTGATTAACGGGGTTTCATCCCCGGTGGTCGTCCGAACTGCCTACGTGGAATTTGCTACCACTTTCGATGAGCTTTCCACCGATCAAGAGCGCAAGGATGCTGTCGGCCTTATGGCCAATGCTCTTGCTGGCTCCCAGACCCAGATCAATGATCTGTTGGTCAACGTTTCGGACATCTATTAACGATGACTTCCGAGCGTATCGTGGGAACTACCTCTGATGGATTAATCCTTGGGGTATGTGCTCTCCTTATTGCGCTGGCATTAGTCAGCGTGATGGTTTTCCGGAATCCAGAAGGAACCGAATCATGCACAAGCATAACCGAAAGCAAGAGCGTCGAACACCCAGTAAATCAAAGTTCCAGAATCGGAACCTGGGCTTAGACGCATCGACCGTAGCTTCTCTCCTTGATCTCACAAGATTTTTGGAGGGACAAGAAGACTTCGCTTCGATCCACCTTCGGAATGAGTACTTGAGCAAACTATGCTCCGAGAACTTAGTCCCTGCGGAAACCCGCCGAAAGGCGGCGATTCGCAAGTGGTTGGACACGGAACGGGTGAATGCGCGTACTAACGCGCGTTTGCGTGGGATGTCTCGGCAGTACAATATTCTGCCGCGCGTTACATTCTACTCCTTCTTGGGCTTTGCGCAACGCATTATCTCAGAGGTCCTGGGACCGCTCAGCAATGAGTTGGTTTTGGGATCTTTCTCTGGGGGTGCAAGCACGAGTCGCCGCCGAACTGAGAGCCATCCGGCTCGTAAGTTTACCGGCCAGGCCGATGTTACAGAGGCGGCAGCGCCCTACGTTGGTGTGATCCACCACGAGGCTCCGCTGTTGCGAGAGTTGGGTGTCTTCTACAACCTTAGGGAAGTAGAGGGCGCCGAGCTCTTCACCGTTCCAAAGAAAACGGAAATTGATAGATGTGCTTGTAAAGAGCCTGATATCAATATGTACC